TACCTACTGAATGATGAGTGATTGGGAAAAGATAGTGTATACCATAGCGTATACAATCGCCCAATCCATCTATGTGAGCATACTTTTGCTCGGTGTATTTTACTAACTTCTTGCGTGTACCATCTTCGTAATGATATGTTTGCAATGCTTCTAATAAAAATCTGTCGTCTGGCTTAACTATCAATCCACCACGATTGATAAACGCATTACTTGTATTGTCTGTATCAGCAATCAATGGATTACTCTTACGATTGTTAACAATGGTAAAGCCATACTTTTCTAATATGATTCTGTCTGTTACGCCGAATGGTGAGGTAGTGTCACGGTTAACTTGTGTACCACTCATGTCAATAATACTGTTGATTCTACGCTTTGGGAAGTCTAGTCGTATTGCTTCTGCTAATCCTTCTGTGCTACAATCATTGATAGCGTAACTCTTTAATATCTCTATGGTGCCGTTAGTCTCGCCAGGCTTACTTACTTGGGCAACTGTCGCACACATTACACGCTTATTAAAGTCATGAAAGGTATATAAATCACCACCTCTATCTACTACATCTTTAGTGTATTTGTTCTTGTCCCAACTGTAATAGAACATGTCAGCAACACTTTCCCATTGACACATATAGTCTTGGTTAAACTTTAATGGGCTGATAATGCGTTTCTGTTCTTCAATAAAATCACGATTGCCAGATCTCATCTGTAAGTAATTAAAATGACGAACAACATACTTGTCTTTGTTCTGTAACGCTAACTGAAACAAATCATGCAATGGTCCCGTACCGTTTGGCGTACTAATAACAATCAATCTACCTGCTGTGTCTGGTGCACCAACTCTGGGACGCAAACGATTAGTAATCTCTTGTAATGTATCTTGTGTATACATTGAGGCTTCGTCAGCTACCCAAACACCTACATTCAATCCTCGCAAGTTTTCACGCTGTTCAGCACTTTTACAGCGAATGAACACACCATTAGGGAACTTAATTGTAAGTTCACTATTGTTAATGTCTTTACCATCAACTAATCCAAAGTGATTCATACAACTATGCTTTAATGGCTCCCATATCAAAGACTTAATCATAGCACCAGTTGGAGCACTGTAGATTATATCTTTGCCCTTATGATAACGAGGGTCGCTTGCAAACAGCGGTAATGCTATAGCCGCTAAGAATGTTTTACCACTACCAACAGGCACTATATCAATACAGTGTTTGTCAGTAGTGAGCCAGTCTGCTAGGATAGTTTTCTGCTCGCCATATAACGGAATCTCTATTTCATTCATTTTGTAGATATAATGACTGGCATTGTTTGTTGCCAATCTTGTAGTTCAACTTGCGGGAAGTTAAAGTTATTATGTAAACTTTGTCCTAATGTTGTAACATCAATCTCTTGCTTATCTGCTACAACCTTATTCAATATCATACTTTGATACTTTTGTAATAGATGCTTATCATCACCCATTCTAGCGTTGTGGTAATCTTCTGCAAATCCTTCTGCAAAAGGTTTATCCTTATCTTCAATGGCGGCTAAGATAGTTTGTGCTGAAAGCTTTTGCGTACTACCTTTTCTACGTCCACCGCCGGGTCTTGCACCACCACGCTTCTTTACGGGTAGTACTGATTCGCCTGTGTTAATTTCTTTCATTTAATCTTTCCTCTATCAATTTAGCTACTTCACGATGACGATGAAATCTTGGCATCATGTTGTTAATTTCTTGTAGCTCTAATACTTCTGCGATAGTACCTTTATTAATGATATTCTCAATATGCTTAAATCTACTATCACAGTAGCAATGTCCTATAAATTCACGTGGACTCATTCTTGGGTTTTCTTTTTACTACACGTTTTGGTTTAATTTCTTCAACCACTTCTACTGTTTTTGGTGTAGGTATTAGTACTTCTCCAATTGGCTTGCGTTCAAATGCAAGCTTAATCTTTTCCCAAATATTCTTAATCATATATAAACCTTTGTATAATCTTCTTCATTGTCGGTCTCATCTAGTCCATCCCAGAAGCTACCGTCATCTTTTTTCTTAAACTTTAGTGTACCAAACACGCTGAGGAACTTTTGATTCTTCACACCCCATTGTTGTGTCATCTCTAAAAATCTATCACGCCCAAACATAATCTGTAACTGACTCTTACAATCTTCTGGACTTGGATTGATATCGTGTTTAGTATCGTGCAATGTGTGCATAAAACTAATGCATTGGTCAATCTCAATTTCAGTCATGAAGGGACTAAGTTCTGTTACCATCTTATCAAAGTTCTTTATGTGTCCAACATAAAATGGTTTGTCTATTAAGCCTTTATATTCACTCATTGTTATTCCTTAATGCATTCTACCAAGTACGTTGAGGTCTTGTTGTACATCAATGTTAACACGACCCTTAAGCTCTGTGGTTAGTCCAGCTTTGTATTCTTTGAGATATTGCTCTTGTTGTAACGCACCCAAGAACTGATGAATGGTACGCAAGCCCAATATCTTCATCTCAAAGATATGTTTATTGTCATCGCTAAGGTCATCAACGTCCATATCCATCAATGCTTTTATTGACACCTCAATGTCTTTAACTAATGGATCAACTGTAACAACTAATTGTTCGTTATCTCTGTATAGTTTGTATGTATATTCTATTTCACTCATATATTTCCTTAAATTGTTCTATAGTGATTTCACTGTAATTTGTTGCAATTAAATTAACTGTATCAGAGCCATTGACTCTAACAACATTAGTGTCTGGGTATTGTTTAACAAGATTGCGTAATCTTTGTTGCCATTCACGTGCCATACTTTCTGCAGCCGGTACATTACTATTTCTTGCATAGTTGCTGGTACCATGATAAACATTTGGTAGCTTATCATTAGTATTGTAGTCAAAGCCAATCATGTAGATAGTTTCGTATTCATGGCTTAATGCTACTTCTAATGCACTGTTACCACTATCTAAGCGTTTACTCATGGGCTTTAACCATTCTATATTTTCTTTACGTTCTACCGGCATATTATTAAACTGGGAACAATCTTGCGTGTAGAACGTTGTTTTATAATGTATTTCATTGTTAAGTATTTCTTCTACGATAGGCCAATCCATGCTAATCAAATAGTGTGGTATGTAATCACGGTATATTGCGTTACAGCCGTATGTTTTCATCACATTACCTATATGTTCTAGGTCAAATGTTTTACGACTGGGACCATTACCAATGATACACGCACTATTCATTTTTTCATTTTAGTGCAAATGTCACGTCCATTAACTGTGCCACCATAACGGTATCCATTCCAACATTGTTTACCGTCTGCACCTTTCTTCTTGGTGCCGGGCTTATCAGGCATAGGCTTTTCGTTGAGTCCATCACGGTACATAGTTTTACCGTTCATCGTCATTCTTTGTGTAGCCATTATTTTTTATCCTTCATGTCTTTCATTGGTTCTTTGTAACCACTAGCACGAATGGCAGCTGCCTGCTTCTCTGCATCTTTGCGGTCTTTGTAGAGTTTACCACTGTCACCATAACGATACATCTTTTCACCTTTAACTGTTATCATCTGTATTGGCATCTGTTTTCTCCTTCTTTAGTTTATTTAGTACTTTACAGTTATTTTCATGCTTTAAGAGGCTAGAAACGAACTTAAAGCCACTATCGCAATGAGCGCAACGATATCCTGAGAACTTCCATTCTTGTGGCAGTTTCATGTATTGATGATTGATAGTAATTTTTACATCATCACCAAACACATCATATTGTTTGTGAATTTGTCGTGGTGTTTGTTTTGGCATCTAGTTCTCTTTGTTTTCTTTTATGCCAACTGTTACGCATACTTTGTTTATGTTCTTCACTCTTTGGAACACCAAGCTTGGCAAGACGCATCTTTTCTTTTTGGCTTTCTGGTTTTGGTACGCCTTTACAAGCACGTTGTATACCATTCTGTAAGTTAATCAATGCTTCTGGACTGAACTCACCAGTACCTCTAATCCAATTGGTATAGCCTTCGTCAGGTAATGTTGATGGAATGACACCAAGCTCAAAACGTCTAATGTGTTTTACACCATTCATATCATAACGGTGCCAACGTGTGAATGTAATTTGTTTGTTCATAACGCTATTTAATGGGCTATAACCTATTTAGATTTTTTTTGTTTGTTATGCAAAATATGCATAGATATAGCCATAAAAAATGGCTGACCCTATGCCAGCCATTTACTCAACAAACATCAAAACATATGCTACTCTCACTGTAGCGTTTGTTGAGCATGAGAATTATAAATTCATTAACCGATCTACGTCTTGTGAGTTCATCCATCTAGCTAATGTATGTGCTTTTGGATTACTGCTATTGATAAACCATTTTTTCTTTTCTTGGTCCCATTTAGCCCCAAGCTTTTTTACTTCATCTTTTTCAGTAAATTTTACATTTAGATAGACGTTGAAAGTACCTTCTTTGGGAATAGCATATTTTTTGTAATAAATATCCTGCATTTCTTTAATATCACTTTGATAGATTACGGAACTTTTACGCTGATTAAAATTTGCAAGACTGGTAGTATCATAGTCTTTTGTGTCGCTATTTCTGTAATAGTCAATATCTTCTTTACTTGCCCATTTGATCTGTATTTTGCATTTTTTACACATAATACGTCCTGCGTGTATTATGCCGGGACTTAGTAATGATGCATTTACTACTACTTCTTCATCAATAATTTCTATGGGATGATGTAAGTGTTTGTCTATTACATTAGTTGGTTTTTTAGTCATTTGTTGAGTTCCTGCTTATGATTTTGGACTTGTAATACACTAGGGTATGAAATGATTTGTCTTAGTGAAATGTCCTTATAATCTAATTGTATCTCATAACCCGTATTAATGTAAACCCAATTGGACATATCTTCCTTGTTGATTTCCCTTTCACATACAAATCCGTCGTGTTCCAAGAAATATTTGTTATTTGTATTATCTAAGTAATCCCTTATGGAATTTAGTACTTTTCTTTCCAAATCAAAATAGACTCCTGCTTTTTGTTTATTACTTATGGGTAGTTTTCTTTGTTTGTTGTTTTTATCTGTAATATAAGTCACAGGTAACATGGGCTTGATGTAATCCCAGCAAGTTTTTATGTCATCCCTAAGTTGTTGTAGATATTCGTATTGTTTAAGAAAATCAATACGTGCTTTATCTCCATTTAACATTTTATAAATATCGCTATCTTTGTTATGACCCAATTGAGCGCCCATTAATAAAGCATTGATTATTTCTTTCGCTTGGTCGTATGTTATTTCGGCTTCATTAGCTAATTGATATCTTATGCCTTTGCGGTCTTTAAGGTAGGTGCGTAATGCAAACAGATACAAATCCATAGGACCCTGTATCCATTTGTCATCTTTAATTAATTCTGGTATAGTTTGACTGTATTGGTGTATTAATGTAGGTGCACAGCATTCAATGTCATATTGAAAATTTAACCCGTTTTCAGTAAAAATCTCTTGTTTGTATTCTTTTCTAACTCGTTGTAGGTCATGCCATAAACGACTTGATTTATCAGTGTATACAAAGTTCTTTGTTTGTAGTTCTGTACCAAATTCTTCATTAATTAAATTTTTAGTGACTTGTAATACACTAATAGAAGTATCTACTTGTTTACTTGATTTGCCGACTTGTAATACACTAGGGTATGAATTGATTTGTCTTAGTGAATCCATCAAATCATTTAAGCCATTATTATTTTTAATATATTCTTTGCATTTCTTTGTGTCCTTTGAATATCTAATGTTAGTACAGATAAGAAGTTTATCCCTTAGCCATTTGGATAACTCATTTTGATTTTGACCAAAGTACTTATCTATGTACCTAGTAGACCATCCTCTTGGTTTATGTTCACTAAGAAATAGATTAGTAAAAGCAATTGCTTTCTTTACTCGTTTTTGAGTGCGTGGATCTTTTAAGTTGGGTGTGTATGTCATATGAATTCTCCTAAGTTATGTTGCTCCTGTGTCTCTAATGATAGTTAGATGAATCCCGATGCTATCATACATCGGGATTCCGACTTAGGAGTGTCGTATAGTCCTCTTAAAAACTACATAACTATTTATCAGTATATAGATAAAACATAGAAAAATCTAGTGTTTTTGTGTATTTTGGGTAAATTTGACAATAAATGGACCCTGTGCTATACTATCTTTTCTTTCAACAAAACGGAGTTAAAAAATGACTAAAATTAACATTATGGAAATTAGCGAGGCTTCAGGTCATTATGGCTTGATTGGTAAAAAACAATTTGAAAAGGAACTTATTAATTTAGTAAAATTAGGACGTAATCCTACTGAAATTAATGAGGAAATCACCGCTTATAATCGTGCAGGTGGCTTTTATTACTTTTCAACAAAATTGATTGTTGCGTTAAAGCAACACTCTACTATTTGACAATAAATGGCACCTGTGCTATACTATCTTTTCTATGTTGAGTAGATTATTTGTAGAGAACGAATGGTTGACTACATATATTAATGAACAAATTCAAGTACATAAAAAGCAACAAACAGATGCGTGATGAGTTATTCCAATTATGGAATAACTTTGAACTGTATGTATTCATGCAGGGATACGAATGGTGTAAAAAACGTGAGCATGAGATATGCCACATAATGACTAAAGATGAACGTGAAGTTTTTATTGAGACAAATCGTTGTGATTGGTTACTAGAACAATACAAAGATTAAAAAAAGAACCCCTACAGAATGACTAAAAACTGTAGGGGCCTTAAGTGAGAGACTAACTATTTTTATTATGAAATACAAAATGTAAAGAGTTAACTTAAAGGACAAAAACTATGGCGTAGCTTTTTAGGACTGAATATGCAAATCAGGTAAAATCAACTCTTTACAAATACTATTTATCATATCTGTAAATAGTCGTGAATTTATTCTGTAGTTGAACGAAGCTTCCACATAATTTTACCTAAATCATCCATTTGACCTTCAATAAAATTAATTAGTCCATAACACTTTTCTTCTACAGCCATGTCGTGGCATTCTTCATAATGATCCATTACGATTTGACTATCTTCTAGTAAGTCTTTTACCATTACTAATGCTGTTGGTCTTTCTGCGCTATCTTCTATAGTACCAAGTTCCATTATTCTTTTTAAGCTGAATGGTGCAATTGCTTCCATTACACGCAAATGTTCACCGATCGTATCTGTTGCATCATCAGCAAATTCGTATACCTCAGCAAACAATTGATGATACTGAACGAAGTCAGGACCTACAACATTAACATGAAAGCCATGTGCTTTGACATAGTATTGATAATTTGTTGCGAACAGTCTTTTCATGCATTCTATTAATTTTTCCATTTTACTTACCCTTTGTAGTATTTAGTGTTTCTTCTATGCGGTCAAGTTGTTTAGTTAGATTGGTAACTTGATTGTGTACGACCGCGACTTTAGTTGATAGTTCGTCTATTTTGGTATTCATAGTCATATAGCCGGTACCACCGATGCCTAAGCTACCGATGACTATCCAACTTAATTGTTTGAGTGTAAATTCCATATTATGATACTGGATTTAATGTATAAGTACCTGTAGTGGTACTCATTGTTTGACTACTAGTTGTAACGGTATCAGTTGTAGTAGTACCACCGGTAGTTTTAGTACCACTAATTAATGATAGACTTCCTTCACTACTCATATAACTACTAGTTGCATAATGTATTTCGCCACTTGCTCCATATGTACCACTTCCAGGTACTGTGCCGGCTTTAGGTAATCTTGCTATAAATCCCTTTTCAGTGCCATAATAATCAGTTGTACCTAATATATATCTTGCCGGGGCACTATAACCATTATCATTACTTACAGCATATGAACCTAATATTGTAAAATTTGTACCGGCTGTACCAAAATAGAAGTTTGTTTGTTGATTTGGGATACCCAGATCGTCAGGTATTGATCCACTCCAAATAGTAAAATTTGTCTGTGTAGCCGCTGTATAAAAACCACTTTCATTATTACGAGCATATCTTAAACCACTGGCAACTGTACCACTAAGTATAGTATTGCTATTATAAGTAATAGGTGGGTTAGTACTACCGGCATCAGTATTGAATAATATTACTACAGATTTATTTGTACTAGTATTAAGTGCTGAAGCTTGAAATCTAAATGCACGATATAATCCAAAAGGATTACTTAATACTAAACCAGTATTACCTACTATCCTACGCTGCCATGCGTTACCATCACGGTTAACGCCAAGCACGGTTAGTACATCATATGCTGGACCACTACCTGATGTGTCCATAGCTACACTGAATGATGGATAATTACCACCATTCTGTGATGTACTGGTATCATTAAACTGACCAATATTGGAATATGATTTTTGATATGATATAGAACCATCATCATAGTTATAAGCTATTTGTTTCCCGCCAGTACCAACTGCTAATACAGTATTTTGACCACTAGTTAACTGCTGAAAATCTAATGCATTAATATTATAAGAAATTGAACCATACTTTTCCCAAGATAATGCACCACTAGAGCTATATTTTCCTATGTACGGCCGTTCAGTACCTGTTTCATATGTAAGACCACCAACAACAGCTACCTCATTGTTATCAGTGATAACATCTTGTAAAAAACTTTGTTGGTTCATTTGTTCTTGAAATGTAATGTTACCTTTTTGATCCAATTTATACAATGCACCACGTTGAGTTGCACCCACAGCTCCTGTATATCCTGATATAAAACTATAATCTTGTCCGGCAGTAACACTGTTTACTGCAATGTCGGTTGGTGTAAAATCATTAAATACAGCTACCCAATAATCGGGCTGTCCTAATATAGCTTTATAATAAAAACCCATTTTTGCTGAAAACATTATTTGTTACCTTATTAAACTACTGCAAAGCCTTTAACGATACTACCATAAAAGGTAGTACCATCTGGTGTGAACACACTAATGACAGATAATCCACTAGCAGTTATTGTTTTATCTCCGCCAGCCCAGTAAAAGTCACTAGTGCCTAATGAATTAGAACCAGATGTATTATTAATAAGCCATGTGAAACTACTACCTGCAGTGCAGTTAGTCATGTTTGATACTAATACACTTTTTTGAGCAGGTCCACTAAACGTAAACTTTTGCATTGTACCATTTTGTGCATTAAATGTTACTGCGCCGGGACCACTTACAGTTCCTGCATCATAGTAAGTTTCCTGATATGTACGTAATTGTAAGTTAAATGTAGACATACTGATATTACCAGTAGCACTACCAGCTAGTACTCCACTCGTTGCAGTACTATACGTAATTTCACCTGTACTGTTATCATAATACAATACATTACTTGCATTAGCATTACGTACAGGTTTAACTGTAAACGTATTTGCTGTAGTCATATTCAAGTTAGCACCGGTTGCATTTAATATAATAGTGTTGTTTGCTTGATTTAAGAAGCCAGCGTTAGCACCTATAGATATTGCATTAGCGCCCTGATTGTTTTGTCCAGACTTAAATCCTATAGCAATACTATATGCATTTTGTGATTGTTCTGCTGCTGATGTACCTATAGCAATAGTGTTAGCACCTTGACCTGCAAATCCTGCGGCCGTTCCAACTGAAATACCATATGCACTACCTGGAGTAATAGTTGACCCACCAGCTTGACTACCTATAGCTATAGTATAATTACCAGCTGCCGTTGAACCCTGACCTATTGCAACACTAAATTGTCCATTTGCATTTGCGGCTGTGCCAATTGCAAATGAGGCTGCTGATGTTGATACAATTGTATTTGTACCAATAGCAATACTATTAGCAAACATACTTCCTGATCCTGCACCTACACCAATAGCGATAGTGTTTGCTCCTTGCGAAGTCATACCTGCATTTACTCCAATTGCAACTGCATTTGCACCCTGATTAGATTTACCTGCTTGATTACCAATAGCAACTCCACTACCTCCCTGTCCTGTTTGCCCAGCAAATAAACCAACAGCAATAGAATATGGACCTTGACTTTCACCAGCTTGGTAACCAACTGCAACTGCCGCATCACCCTGATTACGACCGGATTTGAAGCCAATTGCTGTTGATCCTTGACTCTGTCCAACATTACCTGATTGAAATCCAATTGCTGTCGTAGGATCACCAGCTTGTGTTCCTGCGCCGGATTGATAGCCTATAGCTACATCACCACGAGTAGTAGCGACACTAGTATTACCTGCAAGATTACCAACAATAACAGTATTTGCTGTTCTAATTGGCGTATTAATTGTTGTTGAAGCAGAAGCAAATACTGCTGTGTTTGCTGTGCCACTCACACCAATTGTTACGTTGCCACCAGATGTAGCAATGTTGACATTACTTGTACCATTACTAATGCCAGAACCACTAACAGTTGTGAATGAAAGATTACCGGCACCATCAGTTTGTATTACTTGCCCACTGGTACCACCGGTAACTCTTACGTTACCAACTGCGCCTAATGTAGATACACCACTAACTGTTACAGTAGTTAATGTACCAACGCTAGTAATATTGGGCTGTGCATTTGTTGTTACTGTACCTGCAGTAGTTGCACTTCCAGAACTATCAGCATATGTTGCATTAGCGACAGTACCAGATACATTAGCACCCGCTACACTATTTGCTACAACAGCAATGTTTGCTACTCCGTATAATGATCCAACAAAGAAGTTTGCTGATACGCTATTGCCCGCAGTAATATTGGCAACACTACTAATGTTACTTCCAGCTAAGTCTAAATTGTCTGTTGCTGGTAGTTCTACTATACGATTAGTAGCACTATCTATGATGAGTG